CGTAGGCTGACACTGCCGCGCTTGTTGCCGCTAATATTGCAAATATTGGGAGAGCCATCAGTTACCCTCGATCTCGTATTCAATCATTTGTATGTGCATGGGTGTTGGATCAGGACACGTAATCGTCGGTATGACCTCTCTACCCCAGCCGTTAATGTCGTAAACATCCTCTATTATGCCACTTGTGGGGACAATAGACTCGTTAGTAAGTGGTGACGTGATACCTGCCTCGCCAAACGAGCGGATAGGTACAGGGATGCCGTCGATATAGATACCGGAAGACTCGTAGACACGCAGGTTCATGCGGACAATCTTCTTCAGACGCATCTGGTTTTGGCCTGATCCGATGTTGGTATTCAGTGGCATCGGCTTAATAGTAGGAACAAACGGCAAGCCAACCTCATACGTGGTTAGCGAGTATTGTTCACTGGCATCAAGCGTGATCTGCCCACTAGCTACCGTGTAAGACGACAGCACATAGCCCTCGTTCTTGTCCAAATAGCCTTCGCGTGTAATAGCCTTGACCGATTCGCCGTCCAAATGATCTAGTCCGTCGATAACACCAGCCACTTGTACGCTCTTGATCGAGCAATCCATGAGATAGGTGAAGTCCCAGCGCTCAATAAACAGTTTGTCAGTGCCATTTACTTCGCGCTCAACCGTCATAAACAACTGATCGTCTACAACGCAAACGCTCTTGATGTCGCCGCTCGTACTCCAGCTAGTGAAGCCGTTGATGTCTTGGCTTCTCAGGGTGTTCAGGATGGCCGCTGTACCGTCACTATTTACGATAAATAGCCAGTTAGCGTCGTCACTCGCAGTACCCGCTAGGAGCGCCATATCGACCGGCTGATTGATCAAATGTGAGGCCAGTACCGACCTATCGTCTGTGGTGTAAGCGTCCTCGTTGAACGAATACAGGAAGCTCAGGAGCGATTTACCAAAGCGGTCTACAAATATGGTCGAGCCATCCACATCTTGGACCTCAACACTGTTTGCGCCGTGTGAAGTCTGTGGCTGAATGTTGATACTGGACGGGGTGACGGGTCTGCTGGTTACAGCAAACTCCGCGCCAGACGTAAATATCTGCAAGTTACGACCGGGATATACGTCAACAATGTCATTCAACTTGCGTGAAGAGATGGTGGCAAAGATCGCCTCATCGTCATCGCCGTCATCAATGTCGAAGTCAAAGAATGCGCCCGTCTTAGACATGAAGATCGACTGAGGCTTGGACTGAGTGCCACCAAGTACCAACCGGCCTTCGTAGAAACACGCGCTGATAGGGTATCCACGGGTAGCAGACCAAACATCCTCTTTTCTGGGTGTACCGTTGGCGGTCTTTACAAACGAAACCGTATTGCTTGCATCGCCTTCAGTGAAGTAGCCAGAAAACAATTCGAAGTTTTTTGTGGATTCGCCTGATATTGTGATCGTGTACTGCAATGCGCCTGTTCTTGCTACGGCCACACCCGTCTCGCCAAAGACTGGCATCTCTTGCAGATTCTTTTGGATGTTGAAAACAGTTGAGGCTTGCTCATCTGCCGTACCGTCACCCGCGAATGTAATGTTCTTGGACTGGATCGACTCGATATCAACTTGAAATCTATCGCCTTTTGCCAAGCTACCGCCGCCCAGCGTCAGCACTTGCACGTCATCAACGGGAGTAGGGCTTTGTGCATCGTCAAAATCGTACTGAGGGACGTTAATGAACGGGATGTTGTCGATAACCCAGTCCGCATCCGTACCAAGATTCACCAAGCGAATAGGCTCGAAGTTGCCGAAGACCAGCATGACGTTCTCGATCTGCGCTGTTCGCACAGTTGATACGTCAACAGTAGAATCATAAGTCGGCTTGATGTCCGCAACTCGCGTGGTCTGGATGTTTAGCCCAACAAGCTGAGAGCGGAAGATAGCGATATTGTCCCGCGTAAACTCGATCAGGTAATGCCGATCATCCTCAACGCTGAAGTCTTCCAACTTACAGTCACTATCAACGCCGGTTTCTTGGATTAGCTGAAATCCTGCCGCCGTGATCGTCGCCGACCCCAAATCAGTCGTGCCAACACGGACCAGACGCCAGTAGCGAGCGTATATGCCAATCTTGATGCGGAAGTCCTGTGGGCTTGTGCCGATCAATGGAACGTCACCTGCGTCGGTATACGTCACATCGTCAGAGGAATACTGAACTTTGAACTCAGTTGAGGTGCCAGACGACAAGCTAATTTGCCGGATATCAATAAACTCGATATCAGCTATGTTGCTTGCGCCTTTATCGGCCTTGACTACGACGTAATCATTGGTCGTGCCAATCGCTACCGTAGTTGATGTGGTTGTTGCGTCATTGCCATACAGTACCGACGCTGTGCCGCCATTCGGCATGGTTCCTGTGTAAGCAAAAGACACCAAGTTGCGTGTGGTCTCAGCGATGAACTCAGTGCCGGGGCGACGACGCAAGCCGCCTTGAGGAACAATCACAACATTACTAGCTGTCTCAGCCGCCTGATAATACTGGTTGATATCAATGCGGCCTTTCAGCAGTGGCGATAATTCACCGCTTACAAAGTTAGACTGTATATAGCGAGTCTTAGCCATTGCGCGTCACTTTTACAAAGAAGTCATCGGTCTGAAGAGTGCAGTTTTTATCTGCCATTGCTTTAAACTGCGCGGGAGACGTTCTCGTATCTTCATCTCTTATCGGAAACGAGGTGTATCGGGTAGCTTCATACAACCCAGAAAATTGGAAATTCTGCGTAGTAATGAAAGGCACTTTGTACTGAGTGCCGCCAGAGCCAAGATACAGATCCAATTCGATTTCTGTATTGTTGCTGGTAGTTGTTGGCTGGACAATAATCCGCATCTCAACCGTATCGCCTACCGATAACTGACTAAAATCAAACGAGCTTGTTGCCGCGTTCCACAAATTGGTCACGCCCAACGGAAGATAGGCGTTAGTGGTAGCTGTACCCAGCGCGTCATTGGGGACTACCGTTAGAGTGTCGGCAGTCAGAGTTAGTGTTGAGGCTCTTGAGTCGTCATATACAGCATAGCCCGCACTTGTAATCCCGGTTCTTCCTACCGTGACAGATTTCTTGCTAACAGCCGTCACCAATAGTTTATAAACCACAGTCGTGTTTATGACGTGGATCACATCATTTACTTGGAACTTTGTAGACGCATCATCGAAATAGTTTGCGGCAGTAACCGTCGCCTGAGAGTCCTCAGTGTAGTAGGTATAAATCCTTGGTGCTGGAGAGGCTCCGCCAACGTGTGAAAGGGTCTCGTTATTAAAAGCCATTAGAACCTCACATTAGTGAACGGGTTGCTTCGTAGTTGCTCCGTTGGGTACTGCTGAGAGTCCGTATATCGCGCCATACGGGACGCATTCACATAGGCCGCCGCCATCTCACCTCGTGCCGCAGAACTGTCTCTAATGCTCGCCGCGAAGTCCATAGCCAATGCGTACTCGATCATCTTTGCGAAGTACACAGGCCACTCATCTTCAGTGACGTTTGCAATGTAGTCAGCGTATAGGGCTTGGGTAGAGTTGCTGTATACCTTGTCACCATAAATCTGATAGTTGGAATCAGGTGTCACAGTGATCAAGAACAGCATGTCAGTGGGTAGCTGGTAGATGCTTCTCCAGCCATTGGGGTCAACCGGGGTATCCGTCAACAGAGATATCTGTGCCTTCCTACGTGCAAAGCCCCAACGATGCTTTGTTAGCTCGTTCTGGACGATGTTGTCGTAAAGATTGTTGGCAACTGTCTCGCGCCGTGATCCGCCAGTAAGTGCGTTAATCGGAGTATCCCCGATCAGAATAAGCGCATTGCTAATTAAGTCGATCTTACTCGCCATAACTCACCCAGAATTAGAATGGCCCCCGAAGGGGCCGTGGAACTTATGCGTCGCCGAGTGCAGTTCCGCTCGCGCAGTCGATTGCAGTGCCGGTGTTGCTCTTCACAAAAGTGATAGTAACAGCCGCCGCATCCGAGTCGCTTACGAAAATGATGTCGTTGACTTCAAGTTCATTGATTGCTGGCAGGAAGTAATCCGCGCCAGTAACAGTTGCGATTGAATCAGTTGACGCATAAGCGTAAACCTTCTGAGCATCGCCCATACCGCCAATGCGTGAGAGCTTAGTGTAATCAAATGCCATGACTTAGTTCTCCTTACGCAGTCTTGTCGTATTGAACTTTAACGAGACCACCCTCGTCACGTACAACAGAGCCAGCCTTCAACATACCGTTTGAAAGCCAAGCTGTACGCTCGGGAATCCAGTTAATTTCTGTCTTCATGTCGATGCCGATAGCAAGGCCAACAGCTGGACGCTGGAAGAACCAAGAGTCAACAATATTCGCCGCTTCAGTCAAACCACCCTCAGTACGAGTTTCGATCACCATGAACTGGAAACCAACAAGTGTGTTGACTTCGCCAGATACGAGTGCCTTGATGTTTTGATAGTCGCTAGAAGTTGCTTTCTCATCGTTCAACAATCCGCCCAAACCGCCTGCTTCGATAACAGCAAACAACTCAGAAGATGGAACACCTTGATCGCGAAGCTCAACCTGAGCGTCGATGACCTTAGCCATTGTCAAGTTGGTGCCACCAGCCGCAACTGTAGTAGTCAGCGGAGTAGAGGCATCCATCGCGTCAATGACAAGCTGGTCACAACGACGGCCAAGAGCGCCAGCGATAGTATTCGCAAGCTCTTGCTTCTCGTCAAAGTTTACTTCCTGCTGGTCAAAGATGTCGGTGTACTCAGGAGCGTTCCAGTTTGCGAGAGTCGCATTCTTGAACTCGTGAGTCACGTCCATTGGAGTGACTAGGTCAGAAGTAGATTTTTGGTTAGCCAAGCCCTTGCCCATACGGCGGAACTTGTAGATGTCGCCCACAACGTTGTTGCGAACTGTAACAGCAGGCTTGAGCACACCCATACCTTGGTATGCCTGTTTCACCATGCTGTCAAACTCTTGTACGGCAACTGCCGAAAGATTCTTTGACATGATTCAGTCTCCTCGTTGTCAAAGTTGATAACAATGATTTAGAGGTTTTGGACTGAGTACCCGATAGCCGGTCAGTCGTTCAACCTAAACTACCGGGCCTTGTGAAAGGGGTATCCGATGCGCCGATGATACCACTATTTGTTAGTGTTAGCCAAACGTCTGCGTATATGGCTTATCACCACCAAACTCTTTCATCATGCGCTGAATCTTGCGCTCATGGTTTATGTCAACAGAGCGAAGCAGATTGCCGTTCTCATCCTTGCGGAACATCTCTGCCTCGATGTCTGCCCACTCAAGTCCACCGGGTTCGACATAGCCGTCAATCGGTAGCTTTGCAGGTGCTGTTGACTTGACCAGCGCCTCGATCAGCTTCACAGACTCAGCACTGTTCACAGCGTAGCGAAGCTCTTCGTATGTATCGGCATCGAGATTGTTCTTCATGTACTGCTCAACAACCTTGATACGCTCAACAGCGTTATCGCCCAGCTTTGCCATCTCTGCCTCAACAGACACTTCCTCAATGGCTTGCTCTTGCGCTGTCAATAGTTCCCATGCCTGATTCAACGCAGACTGAGACATATTGGTGCTGTTGCCAAACTCTACAAGCTCGCCCCACAGTGCATCGTCCGACTCGACGCCATCGTATACCTGATAGCCGTCCTTTGGTGCGCCAGTGAATCCACCAAACTTCTTCTCAAGCTCGGTGTATGCCTTGGCTTGCTCTGCGACTGACTTGTACTTGTCGGCTTTGTACCACTCGGGCATCTCGCCAACGCCTTTTACATTGTCAGATAAGAAGTATTCACCCTCGCTCAACGTAGGTTCAGCGGCATCAACGAGTGATGTCAGGGTATCGTTTGTTTCTACGGCCTGTTCTTCCATGATTTATCTCCAAGGATAGTTAATAACAGCCCTCTTCGGGCTTATGGGTTGGTGCCTGAGTTTGATGTCCTCAAGCCTTCGCTTGCCATTCAGCAGAGACAAGTCGTTGATGTCGATCCAATCAACGTGTTGCCCGCCTTTGTAGCATCGAAATGCGCGAAACTTATGCAGGTACTCGAACTTATCGAACTGATACTGGTCAGCTAGTCCGCCAAGCCAATCCATGTCGAAGCCTACTGACTTCAAGTGATCGGGTTCAGAGCAGACAACCTCGTACTTGGGCTTCGCTTTGCGAGCCCGCTTCTTGGTTTCTTCAGTCATAGTCGTTCAGCTTGTTGTATGTAGTGGATGATCATGCGAATCACGCCAGCCTCGCCATTGTGATACGCCGCTTCATACGCGACGTTCTGGCTAGATAGGGCAGTAGCGTTATCAAAGAGAAATCGACGGGTGAGGTCTTCTAAAACCTTCTGCCCGTCATCGGTATTGAAGCAACGGGCATAGGCTTTCGATAGCTCTGCCTGCTTTTCCCTTATTTCTGCTTGTTGTTTCTTGGCATCTGGGCCTTGGCCCTCAATCGTTTCCCAAGTCATTCAGCTTCCATTTCTTGTGGTTGTTGTTGCATCATCTGAGCTTGCGCCCCGGCTTGGATAATCTGCTGTTTTTCTATCTCAGATCGCACCAATTCCGCTGGCATCCCTGTTTTCTCTGCCGCCCACGTACCGAAGTCCTCGGTTTTGTACGCCATGAGTACCTGTTCTGGGCCAGACGTACCCAATACGAACTGAACCGCCTGCTGAACAGCTAACAGATCCTCACCATCCTGCGCTCGTGCTAGTGGTGACGTGAATTTAACCCTTACATCGCGCCCATCAAGCTCGATAGGTACGATCAAGCCGCGTCGAGTTAGTATTGCGACGACACGCTTGAGTATTGGTATGAGTACCTCGGTCTGAAGTCGCCCAAAAGCCGACCCGATCCGCTTTGCAAGCTCTCTGGATTCAATAGCAACTTCAGTGGCGCTACGAACAGGACCAGCAGGATCACGCAGGTCGTTGAACATCGCCAGTTTAATAGCGTTTTGCAACTCGATGATTTCAAATTGCGCGAGAGCAAGGTTCGATCCTGTATCGAGACGTTGAATTGAAGGGTTGTTGGTGTTGTTTGATCCGACTGGAATCACGACACCCGGTGCAATGACCATATTGTAAGGGTTTGTCACGCCGTCGTCAGTAGCCGTATACATTCCTGCAAGGTCAATTGCGGCCTTCTGCAATACAAACTCTTTGGCTTTGTTCAACGAGCGCACATCGGGCAATGACTGCATCGCTGGACCGCGACCACGTACCTCGCCAGCCACTTTCGTGTACCGACCAGTGACCCAAGGGCTTGATTCTCCGAAGTCTTCAGTCCATGAGAACCTGCTTTCCTCTGCAACCCATAGACATCCGTAGTACCGCTTGTTCTTAGGGTCAAAGATGACGCCTTCAGACACCCGTACTTCACTGTTCGGACTGTTCTCTATGAGGTTTCTGATCTTCTCCGACGCCTCAAAGCCCTTCCACATACGCTCTAACAAGCGAGCCTTGACCTCAAACCGTCGCCAATGCGTCTCAACGCCACCATATGGACCCTCTTCAAACGCAATGCCCTTCTGTGGGATCGTGTTGAAGCAGATAGGGTTGGTCTCATCGTCCGTTTCCTCGATCTTCATGGTGGCAGTGCCTACCAATAGATCAAGTGCGGCCTCATAAAACTGCGTATGGAAGTTGGATCGGTTGATGTAGTCGAATACCAGATTGCATTGCTGGTCAAGGTTCGCCCGGATGTCCTCTTCAGACACATCGAACTGCCCAGTCTCGACCAATCGGACAATCTCATCGGTCGGTTGGAAGGTAGCCCAGCGCGACCAGATCGGAGCAATGTTCTCTTGTAGCTTGCTCGCACCCTGCTGGATAGCCGTCAACGCAGTCGAGTCGAAGATTTTATCCATCTTCTTCTGTCCTTTGTCTTCACGGTCGAACAAGTTGCGCTGAGGTAGAAAATATTCATACACGTCTTGCAATTGGTCATGCCACATTGCCTGAGTGTTGAACGCCTTGGCTTCTCGTTCCTTGATATCTTGGATCGAGCCTAGATGCGGGGGCAAGCTCATAGGGTTTTACCTATCGGAGTTGAGGCATAGTGCCATTGTAGGTGCCAGTGCGTGGAGCGCCACCAGCACGACGGGGAGCGGCTCCGCCCATTCCACCCATACCCAACATGGTACGAGCGGGAGCGGCACGTCCTGCGCCTGTACCTGCGGCCTCAGCACGAGTACGAGGTACGCCACCCAAGAGTGACTTGACTCCTAGCTTGCCGCGAGCCATTGCCGCAAAGCGCTCTTCCTGCTCTCGGATCTCTTCATCCAATGCCGCCGCTTGACGACGCTCAACAGCGATTTGCTGTGCTGTGGGCTTAGGTGCTTTCGGTGATTTCATGTTTCAGATACCTATACAGTTGATAAGGGGTCCAGATAAATGGCTTGGTTATCCCTAACACTTGTTTCGTATGCCCAACGCAAGTGTTCAACATGAACAGCCCACGTCGGGGTTCTCTAATTACAGCCTTCACGATGATATCATTTTCAACCACATGGGTCACATCATCTGTGGTGTACATTTCAACGCCCTTTGTCGTCTTGGAATGCACGATCCATTTCCCGTTCTCAGGCTTGATCACATAGCAATGTCTAATCGTCGGATGGAGTATCGGACTCCACCAGTGTTTGCTGTCATCACAAAACACGACATAGCAATCAGAAGACACTAAACTTGACCTGCGCTTGCCTTGGCTGTCTCTGTTGCGTATGTAGGTTAGTCAATGCCTGACGGCCTTCACCTTCGCCCTGTAATGCGTACTCAAGCGCCTCAACTGGGTGCGAGTATTCATTCTTGTCGGGTTCATCGGTGTACTTCTCTCCCGACACTTGCACACGTCGATAACAGAAGCCGCCTTGTAAGCCCTTGCGAATCATCTTTGCCTTCGGGCTGATTAAGAATCGAGGCTTGCCATCCATGCACAACTCTTTCATGGGTAGTTCAAGGGCCGCACGTCGCAATGCCGGGTCATTCGTTAGCGTAGGTGTACAGGGTATGCCAGCCGCCCGCATGATCTTGAATGGTGTATCAGCATTCGCTTGGTTCTTGTTGTCGCCAGAGGGATCGCCCCAGCCACGGAACCTCGCCTTCGGATAGTTCGCCTCGATATACCGCTTGAGACTGGGAGCAAAGTCCACAGCCCCAGAATCAGTCATACAAAACTCATCAAAACAAATCCAGCGGCCAACCGCATCTCTCTGAAGAAACGCGCAAGCTGGTGTCCGACCGAAATCAAAGCCCAATACGATAGGCTGATCAGGACTAGGCTCGTAAAGATCAGGCAAGCAATGAATAGAGTCAGTGTATAGCGGATGCACTGGCTTACCTGCTGAGACAAATCCATACTCGTTCGCCAGATTGACCTTAATCCAATCGTCCGACTTACCCTGCAAGCCACGTCGATAATAGTCTTCAGGTAGGTTTTGAATGTTCTCGGCTTTCTCGTTGAGATACCAGCCGTCTCCTTCCCGATATACACCACCGGGTTGACGATGGAACTTCCAATCCTCCGGCCTTTCCTCTTCAGCCAATCGGTAATACCAGTGATCTTCATCTGGGGCATTAGAGTCACCTATCATTCCGTAGTGAGTAGGGCGCACACCTTCCTTCATCGACGGGTAACGACCACAACGTAGATCCAGCATGTCCACAACGCTCTTGGAATGCTCCTTGGCCTCGTTCAGCCATACCCATGTAGTCTGTATGCCTCGTGCCTTCTTGACGTGATCAGGTCGATCAAAGGCGATAAAGATGACCTCACTGCGTACAGTCGTGCCATCCTCTAACTTGAACTCAATCTTGTGCGTGGGCGGTTCCTTGTTGCCCTGCTTAAACTCCCCAAGCTCGCCGTGTACTTCGATCCAGTCTTTAATCGTTGTGGAGAATAGTTCGCTGTAGGTGTTACGTGCCGCAATGATCCTTGAGAGTCTCACGCCGTAGTTGGGATGGGTCTCACGAGTGACTGGTGCCTGTTCGCACATCAACTCTAGAAACTTCAGGATGACTTGGACGGTCTTGCCAGAGCCTAGCGGCCCCATGATGAAAGAGTTACGCGCCCGACAATCGGCAAACTCTTCGAGAACTTTACCCGGTGGTTTAGTTATATATTCAATCTTCGCCATCGAAGCGCTTACGCTGTACCGCAATGACTAGATCGCCACCATTCGGGCCGGATATCTCCGTTGATTTAAGGTCTGGCATGAACTTAGCCATCATCTTGATAGACAGATCAGCCGCAGACTTCATACGCTGGACTTCAATAGAGTCGTATTCCTGCTCAGGATCTAGCAATTTCTTAACAACTTCATGAACATGCGTTTCATACCCAGACGCTTCAATCTTCTTTCGCATCTCGGCTTGGCGTGTCTCTCTGTTAAGTTGCGCTCTTGTCTTTGCCACCGAATATCCTATCCCAGTTATCAGCGTATGCTTGTCTACTGCTCTTTGTGGATTTACGTGGCAATGATCCTTTCCCGCCATTGGTCTCTGGAAAGTGTCTGTCCCGCGTTTCCTTGTCTAGTTTACCACGTTGATCTTTCATCAGAGATCCCACCTCACAACCTCTAGTATCGGCCCTCTAGCGTTCTCCAGTCTTACGATCTTTAGGTTAGACAGTATAGCTACGTCCGATCTCCAAGCCTTAGCCATAGAGTCTGCCGCCCGCACTGCAATGATGTACTCATCCATGTCCATTGATAGATCTCCCAATCAGTTCTGGTATTGGCGGAACTACTGCATTGCCTAAGCATTTAAGTCTGTGTGACCGATTGGGAATCCCATTAGCCACTCTACCCACGTCGGGTTCAGTCCGCCAAAAGGCTTGCCCTGTTGTATCCGTAAGTTTCTGACAGATTGGGCGAGACTTAATTGGACTGTGTGGCCACTGTCGCGTACTGGCTTCCAGTTCCCCGTTGTGCCGCCTTGGCTGGCATTGGGTGTCGGCCAAAAAACTGCTTCCCTTAACGCCGCCTTCGGATGCCCCGTTTGATTGATTCGTTTCTGCGATGCACTGCCCATGTCCGACGCCACTGGGGTAGGCAATAATCCAGATCCGATCTCTGTGATGGTGCGCGCCAAGTTCGGAAGCTGGTATACAGTGCCACTCCGCATCATACCCGATCTGGGAAATGTCCCAGAGAACTCGCTTAAACCAAGCTCCCCGTTCTCCATTAAGCAAGTTTGTGACGTTTTCAAAGATGGCGTATCGGGGCTGAAGCTCCCCAATAAGACGGGCGCACTCTGTCCATAGTCCGCTTCGCGTTCCGTCTTGTATTCCTGCTCGGTTTCCTGAGACTGATATGTCTTGGCAGGGGAAGCCGCCTGTAATGACATCGACTCCAACTCCGTCTGAAGCCAGTCGCTCTGCTGTGATTGTTCGTACATCGTCATAAATCGGTACTCCGGGCCAGTTCTTTTTCAAGACCTTCTGAGCGTATGGATCTATCTCACAGAATGCTACTGTTTCAAATCCCGCCCGTTCCAGTCCTAACGTGAATCCGCCTATTCCAGCGAATAGATCAAGAACCTTCACAGTCGATGCCTTTGAAGTTGGGCCAGCCGTTTTCACCTTTGGAGTCTTCGAATATCTGAACCATCTCACAGTAAAATAGCTCATCGTTAATTCTGTCTTCCATGTCCGCACTTCCTGCAAAGCCGAACAGAATCAGAATGACCGCGATTATTCCTATCGCCAAACAGTTATCACTTAAATGCTCTTTCATATCCCTTTCCCTTTTTTGAGGGGCAAGAAGCCCCGCGACCTTTTCGGCCTGTTATATCCCCATGCCTAGTGACTGGGGTAATGTTTCGCCATCTCTAACGCTCGTGCATTCTCTAGCTTGTTGATTGCACATAGATCGAGATACTCGGACTCCGTGAGTCCTTTCAAACGCCCGATGAGTACACATACTTTATCGAGGTTCTCAATGTGCTTATAGCCGTTACGAGTGCAGAACATGGCTCGCTTCACTGTAGTACACATGCCCCCATTATACACAATTTGTGGTTTTGCAACAATTTATGTTCTGCCCCAGATTTACCCCTCTAAAAAAAACTAACAAAAAATGTTGCTTTTTGATTTTAGATGTGATTTAATGTGTTCATCGGCTGGGGACACAGCCACTAACCAAGGGAAGAAAAGACATGAAAGACGCAATCAACAACGATTTTTGGGCAACTTTGACTAAAGCTGAAATTGCACTTGAAGATGCGCAAGAGCAGTTACACGAGATAAAGAGCGAAGCTCGCGGCGAAGCATATGCGTTTGGTGACGCGGCTGTTGGTGCCTTTGTATCAATCTCTCGTCAAGAAAACGAAGTTCAGTATCGACGCAACATCTTCGAAGCAATCGCATCACAGTTGGCCGCATAAGCGGCCTTTACCAAGGGAGAAAGGAAATGGGTTTTGAAATGCAAATTTTTGAAGTTTCAACAACAGCAGGCGGCACTGGCACTTATACAGTTTTGGCTGGCGATAAGTGGAAGGTGCTAAAAACAATCGCAGAGGAAGTGACTTTTGACGAGGCAATGAACGCCGCAAAGAAAGCCTTAGATCAAGTCAAGGTCGCATAAGCGGCCTTTTCTTTTTGGGGGAAGCAATGACTACAATCGTATTCAACAGCTTGGAGAGTGCTTTGCGCTGGTGTAAGAGTCACGACGTTAGCACTAGGTACATTGAGAATGTGCAGGGCACTTGGTTGATGAAGTATCCCGGCATACATGATCCGTATGAGGGAGAAGCATGAGACCTATCGACTACCCGTACCACATGACCCATCAAGAGATTGCGGATCAGTTAGGCATTAGCCGGGTAAGGGTTCGCCAGCTAGAGGCCAGCGCATTGAAGAAGCTCCGCAAGCGTATGGCCCTACACCAATACTATCTGGACTACGTTAGTTCCAACTCTGAATCTCGTACTCGGGATCTATTTCTTTACGCCTGACCTCATCGCGGTAGTGATCAGAGATATCCTTTCTCAACAGCTTGTTGGTTTTGTAAATCTCGTTCCGATCCTGCCGCAACTTATCCATGTGCGCCTCGCCAAGCTCGACATTCAGCCAGTCGTGGAATGCTATAGGGTTGGACGTAAAGTATCGATGGCAGGCATGGCACAAGGCGGTAGCGTTTGACATAGCCCAGCGCACTCGCTTGTTGGCTCTCCCGTAGATATGGGCGCACTCTAGCCGATCAGTCTTGTGACAGTGTAGGCACTTCCCGTCTCGTAACCTTACCGCCTTTGAAAACCAGATATCACACTGCTCGCGCTTGACTGCCATCATCGGCCCTCGTGTATTGGCGCTCTCGTAGAATAGCCTTCTCGCAGTTGCCGCAATCGCACGACCAGCCATCCAGCTTATGGGGATACTCTTTCTTGAACTGCGGCACCATGATCTTGTGACACTCAGTGCAAGTCATCTGGGGTAAATACGATTTCAATGTCATTTGATCCCTCATCAAATAAAGCGGAAACCCATATCTCCGCGAAGTCATCCAAACTCAGATCGACTGTGATCCCGTTAGCCGCCCAGCCTAGCACGTACACGTCACAGTGCTTCGGGTTCTTGCCAGTTGTTGCGCCGCCAATGTCCTGTGTCTTGATGAGCGCTTGACCTCCACCCGGTAACGGACAACTGATAATCGGGATCATGCTTTTACCTCATCAATGCCGACCTTGAATCGGCTATGCTCGCCATACTTCTTATCGAGTATAACGCAGGACATGGACCTCGCTGAACCGTAGCCTGAAGCTGAATGGTAGGCATCTGGTGGACACAGGACGCCAAACGATTCGAGGTGCAACCCGCCCATCTCTGTCACAGTCCGGTGATGGATATGACCGTGATACAGGTATCGGTATTTACTGCGGCCCCATTCCTCCGCGTAGTCTCGCGTAACAGCCTCATAAAGCGCCTGAGTCTTCATTCGGTCGCCATGATGTAGGACCACGAGAGTCTCGCCCCATTCGAAGTGTATCCATTTAGAAAAGTTGTCAAAGACCCTCACCCGTGGCTCGCTTGCAAAGTACAAGCGCATCATTTCATTCAGCCAAAGACTGGCATCAGGATCGTGATTGCCTCGCACGTTGATCAACCACACTTCCTTGTGCGTCTCTAGCATACGAGTGATCAAGACTCTAAAGAGATTGCCGACAATGCGGATAGTCCGGCCTAGCCTTCCATCAACATCTTGGGGGGTTCCCTTGCCCGTCTTGTTATCCGACGTATTGGCATGGAGGAAGTCACCCAAGTTAATCAGTGCGCCTACTTCCGAATCACCCGCAACTGATACCAGCTTATCGACGGCTTTGATCAGTACGTCCTGAGCAATGTTTGTATCCCAATCATCGCCACCCGTCTCAGGGGACCAGCAGAGGGCGTTCAGGTGATGATCTCCAATGAGGTAAGCCGATAGCCTATCTGCTTCCTTCGACGCTTCTGGGGCTTGTACGGGCTTGTAAAGGCCATCTATCTCTTCAAGGAATCCAGCCTTGAATGCCTCAAGCGCGGCCTCAAGCATTGCCTCTTTATCAGCGACAGACTTCACCCACTGGTTAACGGGTTTCCCTTCATCATTGTACAGCGTTGAGACACCACGGACTCTGAAGACATCCGGGACCGTATGGATCATATCGTGATCAGGCGAATAGCCCTGAGTTGCGGCGCGATCACTGATAACCTTTAAGGCACTCTTTACCGTCTCTCGGGTAATGCCTAGTGACCGCCCGATTTCAGTTTTGTTCATGCCAGACTCAAACAGTCTGACTATCTCCGCCTGTCTTTCAGTGTTGCAATACTCAATTAAGCTCATCATCTCCCCCTCGGATTGATGCTAAATGCGCCTCCCAAATGGCACGTTGATCGAGTATTTTTCGACTAATAGCCTACTCAAAACCTCGTAAATGTCGTTGACCTCCATGGGATTGATCTTCCTCGTGGACTCAACGCCGGTTACTGCTTTCTGGATAGGTCGCCACATGTAATCTTTGATCAGGTACATAGTGGGTTCGATAGGTACGCCGTCTTTGATGACGGTCTTCATGTCCATACCATGAGCCGCCATAACACTAGCGACCTCACGGCAATATGCGTGGATAGCATCGTTCTGCTTTCCGGTACGGGTGACAGGGATAATCTCGTAGATATGGCCCTTGTCCTGATTAGCCCGGATGTACTCACAGAACTGATCGGCTTGGAACTTGTTGTTTACGAACCAGCGCTCGCTCATGCGGTTACTCGCTCACCTTCAAAGGTGACGTACTGGCCGTATTTCTCAAGGCAGTGCGCTCGATACTTCTCGGATTTAAGGAAGTCATGGGTGAGATCGTCAAGTTGCGTCCATTGCTTTATGCCGATTTTACCACTATTTTCCGTTAGTTTGGCGGCAAATGGCGACACACCCCTTTCCTGCTGGGATGCCCGGCTTAACCACGCTTGTGCAAAGCGCTTGCCATCCTTCTTACGTTTCTTGGGGTTAGCATCGCACCACGCGGCCATAGCGCTTAACTCAGCAAAGACATCTACCTTCGGAAAAGCATTCTGCCAATAGATGATCTGCTCATCGTCTGGCTCGTAGTAAGTACCATCGTTAAGAATGATCATAATAGTATTCTACCTCATCCTCTTCAGCCTCATCTTCTTCAGCCTCTTCTTCAGCCTCGGCCTCTTGTTCAATCTCTTCTTTAGACTCAGCCTCTTCGACTACGGGGTTAGATCTACATTCTAAAATCTCATAAACATCTAGGCTGTATCGCTTTTCAATTTCTTCAAACAGAAAATCAGAACCTAAATCATAGCCAAGACTTTTAAACATAAGTTTCATTGCCTGATACCTAAAACTTAACGCCGCATCGTCTCCAGCTTCTAAATATCCAGTGCTGGCACTAAAGCTCATTTTTCTTTTGCCAGAAGAATAAACCTTGCACCGAAAACTCATCTGCAAATCGCATAGCTTTTCTTCAAACTTTTCCATAATCCACACTTCCCTTTTAATGCCGGAGCAAAGCTCCAGCAAATCAGTTAGTTAATAATGACGAGCTATGATTACTGTATCGAATCTTGACATCTATCCGCTTGATCTGCTCTCGACCAGCGGGGCGCATCATAGAGAGGGTCAACTCCGTCTCCGACGTTCTTAGGTTCGTCGGCCTAACGCCCAGTAATCTCTGACAAAAATGAGGATGAAAGGAAACACGGAATGGTTTTGTAGTGTATAATCCATTCATCTTCACGATTTGACCCCTTGAAGATATCACGTAGTCCCTCCCTTGGACAAGTGACATGGCCCTCTCGCGAGGGCCTTTTTTTTACCACTGATTGACGACCTTGAAGATCGACTTGCGATAGCGGTACTTTCCCTGCTGATCCCATACAGCAAAGATGGTTGTGTCATCGTCCTTCCAACAACCTTCCTCGGTGTAGTGAGCTTCAGTGAAGAAGTAAGCCCGAAGCATCTTTGGATCAGCTTCACAAGGCTCATCGGTTAGGACGATCTGGCCGCCTTCCCCGTTCTTGGTGTAAGCCTTGGTCCCTGCAAATGCCGGGGCCGCTAGTACAATCGCCAATAGAATTACAAACTGTTTCATGTTTCCTCCCTTTTTTTGACTAAGTGATATCTGGCGTACCGCTTGCCATCTTTCTTGGCTATCTCCGTGTGTATCTTGTGACCGCTCATGCGAAGGTCATTGATACGTGCGGCCAGCCTGAAGCACCCGTAGTTATTCAGAGCGTCCATGGCTGTGATCGGGCCTTTGGTTAAATGGTCAAGTATCTGCGCTGAATGGCTCATGCTTGCTCCTTGTATGGCAGATCAAGGAACGTCTCAAAGTCCATATCGAAACGCTCCGCGAAATCAACTATCCGGCCAAGGCTTGCATCCTTGCTCTTGCGCCATCTGCCGATAGTCATCTCAGTCACACCAAATTCCTCCGCCAGTTGTTTGTTACTGACACGGAATTGCTTTTGTGCTGTCCGCAATGACAGACCAATATCAAAATGGAATGTCGTCATCGAACTGCTCGGTTGCGGTTGAGGTTTCGAGGGTGCTTCTGACTTGCTGAACGCCATCCTCATGAACTTTTGCCGGGTTGTTGAACTGGCCACTTGGAATCTCCTGTGATGCTGATTGATCTTCAGACAATGCCGCTTTAGCTTTGTCTATTCCCTCTTTTCGGACGCGCTCTTTATACTCGCGGGTTTCATCATCAACCTTGGTGTAAAGATTGCCACTGCTTTTGGCGATCAGTGTCTCGATATAGATGGTATTTTCCGGCTGTTCTTGTAGCCACGGAATAAACTTTTCTCGATCAATCGTCTGCTTTAGCACAGCCCAATCTGGCGCATCTTCTTTGCGATTAGGCTTCATGCCATTTACAAAAGTAATATCAGCCATTAGCTAACTCCTTTCTTGCTTTGTTAAATGCGTCATTGCCTTTGCAAGCATCACGCTCTTCGGTGGTAAAGATGCCGCCCTTAGTCGGCGCTCTGAACAACGTAGCCATAGTGTCGTGGCTTATATCGCCCCAGATAGCGGCCAATTCATCCCAGTCCTGATTGTGGATGGCACACTTGGCAAATGAGACCCAATCAAAGTTTTCCCGAACTGTTTCCATAAACGTCAGAAACTCGCCATCATTCTGCTGTTTGATAGCACTGGCTACCTCATCTGCCGACGCATACTCAGTACCGCCAAAGCCCAGAGCCGACAGACAGCGACCGATAGCGGAAGTCTCTGCGTTCTCTAGCGCACTGGTGGCATTGATCTTGCTGGCGGCACGTACCTCTTCTGAATAACCAGTAGCCAAGAGACGGCCATCGTTATCCAAGATGCTTGCCTTCATAATGACTAGCACATCGTTAGCTTCGACTAACTCAGTCGATATCGTGTAGTCGGGATGGGCCTGTCTAAACTCTGCGACCCTTAGTGCCACGGTTTTATATTCTTTGCCGTGGATTTTTACGACGCCATTCATAGCGTTTCTCCTGCGTGTTGTGATGCGTCTCGCATCTGGGTTAAGGCATAGCCATCGGCATAGCCTGATAGGTACATATCCGTTGCTGGATACTTCTGGCAGTTACAAGCCATGCCATCCATGAATCCCTTGCGGAACTCACGGCTTGCGACCTGTAGCCAGTCTTTGTAGCGCTCGGTGAGAAAGTCCTCATCAGACCTAGATAAATCAATCATCGTAAGCCTCCGCGTGTTTGGCGGCTTCGCTCTCGATCAAGTCAACAATCATTGACTCCGAATAGTTCCACAGAAGCTCGCGGGTTTTCTGAACGACGACAGCCGGGTCAACCTCATCATTAAAGATCAGGTCTACCCACTCGATCTCACTGCCAGTTTGTTGCATTGCGGTTGGTGCAATCTCGGATGAGATTTCTTCAACATCACACATGAGTTCGCGACGGATCTCAGGGTCAGTGATGTCGTGATAGTTTTCCTCCCATGAAGGGTGGTTGATCAGGATTTCATAGAAATCAAAACGTGCCATTTGTCATCTCCCTTGGTTAGTTCCACATGGAACAATAAACATATTAGGTTATGTTTTAGGGGAATGCAAACACTTTATGTTGTTATTTGGGATAGTACGTCCACATGACTGGCGTGGTTGTGCGTCCATCAAGATGTACGAAGTCTTTTCCGATACCTATTCCAAAAAAGCAATCCATCTTTATAGCCTCACGCACAAGGGTTAGCCGATCAAGGCTACCAGAGACGGCTATGTCAGCCGCGATCCCTTGGTGATGGGTGCCGGGCTTTTCCTTTCGGGCCTCAACGGGATGGGTCGCATCTCTCCAGCCGGATGTTATGCGGAACGGGAAGCCGCATATCTCACGCAAGCGGTCAAGATTTTCCAGAAACTCGGGGTCCATATTGTCGCCACCGGTTCCTGTATGGGTGCAATCGAACTCCCTGATATGGAAGTATTTCATTTCTTCTTCTTGGCCTTTGACAGCGCGATAGCGATAGCCTGTTTCTCTGGATAACCTTCGCCACGTAACAGGCTTATGTTCTTGCCGATGGTCTTGCGGCTTCTACCTTTCTTCAATGGCATTCCTTTACCTCGCGCGAATGTATCTTATCGTACATCAAGTGTATTATTTCCTCGCCACGTTCTTTGTCTTTTCGTAGGTACGCAGACCGCCAAGCCCGAGCATTCCCAAGAGGACGGGCATCATCTCGCTCAGGTCCAAAGGCGGGACAGTAATGGGATGCTTATTGATAGTAAGTATAAAATTGCAAACAGGAACAAACAGGTAGTTAGTCGCAAGGCCAATAGTACACACCCATCCCACAGCCGGACGCCAGCCGCTAACAAACATTGAATGGTTGCTTGCCTCTGCCTTGTTGACTTCAATCTGAGCCTTGGCGATTTCATGGGCCTGCCGCTCCGCTAGTGTTGCGATCTCATGGGCTAACCGACCGCGCTCATCCGCATCGGGAATAACCTTGTCCAACAGCTTGGCGATAGGACCGACAAGTAGGTCAAGCATCAGATGCCGCTCTTGATCCACATACCGATAACAGCCATGACGCCAGCCATGATAATGCGCTCGATCCACTGATTCTTGGCGATGCTAATCTCGATAGCTTGGATGCGCTTCTCGTGGTTCTTTACCTCATCCTTCACGATAGCTTGGATCTCATCAATGCGCTTATGTGCGCGGGTTACAGTCTCGGTCAAGTGAACCTGCCTCTGCTCCATGCTTGATAAGTCTTGAAGAGTTTGGGCAATACTTGTGAGAGCAGACTTCATCTCACTAACGTCTTGCGCCATAGCTTCTTGCTGGGCTTCGAGCTTCGCTACTGACCGCTCTATGCTCATGGTTATCTCTTCTTAGGCTTCGCATAAGCGTTAACCTTTACAGGCTTGCTACGCATACGCTTCATCATGCCGTCGTAAAGACTTTTCTTTTTCTTGCCGTACTTCATGTTCTGAATCTCCTAGTCTTACGTGCCACGCCTGCTGGCTGTGCGGCATACTGTTCGCCCTTCTTCTTGGCTCGGCGCTTGGCTCTAGTCGTAGCCGCATACTCTGCCGAACTTAAACTCTTGATAGCCTTCTCAGGTAGATAACGCTCGCCTGTGGCCTTTGGTCCCTGCGTCGATGGCTTGCCTGACTTGGTGCGCCACTTCTGCTTGGTCCAGTCCATCAAGGATCGCTGTGACTTCTTAATCACGATATCCACCGCCTTTGGCCTTGTACTGCTTGGCTAACATCTGGGCTTTACGTGCCGACCATTGACCGGGTGCGCCGCCCTTACCACCTGCCTTGATACGGTCAAACAGGTTCTTTCTCATCGTGGGCTTTGTGTAGTTGCCAGCCTTGTTAACAGTAGACTTTCTCATGCCTTCCGCGCCTTGTTACGTCGAGAGATTGCCGCCGCTTTCCTTCTAGCATCTGCCTTTGAGCTAGCACCCCATGCGTTCAATGATAACAATAAACGTGTGGGTTCGCCGTTCTTGCGTTCTGGCCCCGGCATGTTACCCATACGAGCAAGGAATGATGCCCGTCTAGGGTTGTCACCGCTCTTCACTGGCCGCTTGAGGTTCATCCCTTGGGCCTTGGCTGAACGTCTACCCGCCTCGTTCAAGCCGCCCTTGGGATTCTTCCCAGCCTTACGTTGCCATGCTGGTGTCTTCACGACGACAGGTAATCAATCCACTTACAACCGAGTCGGACCTTGCACGTACCTGATCCGAAGTCGCCAGTTTTAACGCCTACGCGATAGTTCTGACGCTCTGCCTCAAAGCCGTATGTTTCGATATCGGATGAGAAGTCATCAACGTCGGTCCAGTTAGTGCCATCAACACCTGACTGCTTCTGTACTGTAACGACAGTGCCGCCAGCAATGCCAGAGACAGACAAGTTGAAGTAGCCCTGTATTTTGATCTCATCGCTAAATGTGTTCTGAGCTGTAATGCTCTTTGTTACTTCGCCTGACATGGTTTAATCCTCGTAAACTAATTGTTCGCCGCTCATTTTCTCAAGCACACGTATGGCCTTCAACATATCTACGTTAATGCGCTTGCCATCTTTTTCTGAATAATACGACCACGCCATATCTTCGGACGGGCCTTCTGGTATTAACTCAAAGTTGTGAGGTGAAAGCGTAGTTACGTTACCTGCCTCGTCCCTTACTTTTAACTCAGAGCTTGCTGATACATCTTCAGCATAAAGAACAATGCCGTTTGTTACGCTACCAGTGGGGGCTGTTCCGTTAAACATCACCAAGTTACCATCGGACGATGCTGGAGTAGTAATGCCACCCAACAGCAAGTTGCCGCTGGCATCTATAACCAAATCATTGGCCTGTAAAGTTCCATTGTCATTTCTACGGGAAATATATAAATTCTGATCTGAGTGATATATGCGTCTAAACTTGTCGTCAGCACCGGCATTAGTATCTTTAAACTGCAAGTATGCGTCGTTATCTTCTATTTGAATATTGCCAGAAACGGTGAGCGCCTCAGACGGACTGCTAGTGCCGATACCGACGCGATTATCAACGGTAACGTCTTCAAATGTTGGGTTGCGACCAAAAATGCCGCCTAAATGTTTGATAGTCATATCAGCCTCTCAGTTTTGCCATTACCATCTTAATGGCGACAGTAGTGGGAATAATAGTTTTGTGCCAAGGCCAGAACTTATGACCTAAGCCTTCCATGTGTTCACGGTCAACCCATTCTTTTGTCCAGTTGTCTATGTACTGATCGCCATAGCGAAGTACAGCATGGCCTCCGCCGTTAGTGTCACAGCCGCATAACTCAGCTTGGAAGGTAGTTAGTAGCCACCAGAACTTAAGCCATGACTCCTGACAGATCACGTAGTACAGGACGGATAGTGAGTAGTCTTCGCAATCGCCGTGGTACTGATCCAGTGCATTAGGCTTCAACACGCGCCACTGGTCCCGACCCTTTGGATCGAACTTGTAGCTGTATAGATTGTTGAAGTCAGTTAGGGTCATTTATTGCCTTTCTTCAACTTGCCACGCAAAATCAACGTCTGCTGTGGCTGTGTTTGACGACGATATATTAAAAGTTGTAGCACCTATTCCAGAAACCCAATACGCACCTAAATTGTTTGGGTTTGAATACGGTGTCAAATTTATATCTTGAGCGGTTGGAGTGTAATCCAGACCATGAGTGACCGTTTTTACGTTGGTGCCACTAGATAGTGTTGCTGTTCCTGCATTGCTATTAACAAATCCCTTGCAGTCTTTTACATAAGTTGTGGATATTCCTCTTCGTAAATCTTCAGTTGTGTTGCTTTCTACTTTGCAGTCAGTAAATCTATTCGTACCATTGGCATCTCCGCCAAACTCTATGCGAATCCCATAATTGTTGTCGTGTGAATAAACGCCAGATACTAAACACTCTTTTGTTTGAAGATATAAACCTTCAGCAGTGCAGTTACTTATCTCCCCGCCAGTAACTTGAGAGTATGGGCTTGAAAATAAATACAAGCCTCTCGATGACATATTTCTAATAGTCGGGGAAATAATTTTTGCATAATCACATTCAGATAGATTTATGCCTGTATTGCCTAGAGCGCTACTAACATTGCCATCAATGATCGGATTGGTAATTACATTGTTTGAAGGCTCATAGCCTGATCCGCCTGATCCTCTTATTCCTGTATAGCAATCAATAAGAACTGGCGAATCAATGATATTGAATGATGATCCATTGCCAAGATAAATGCCGCCATAGGTAGTGCTTGAGACTCGATTGCAATTTGCATTGGAAATTTGTGTGTATCTAGCTCCATCACCTGCCGCCGTAACAACTCCATCTAGGCCAACGCCCCATAGAGTGCAATCATAAATTACAGGATTGACAATCTGATTGTAATAGCCACCTTGAACCGATATTCCGCCGCGACTGTTTGATACTTGGCAATCTATAATTTTGTTATGATCCGGTCTGTCTGATCCAGTTCCAAAAATGCTAACGCCAGAGCCAGAAGTTCCAGAGGCCCCTGATACTTTTACACGCTGAACTGTGTTCTCATAACTACCAGTCTGAATATCAACGCCCTTGTTTCTAAAATTAGTCAAACTTACATCTGCAATTAAGTTGTTGTTTGAGTCTGTTTTAATGACAAAGCAACTTTGAGCATTTGTTGGGGTATTGGCTACTATTTCTCCGCCTCTCCATTCCGCATTTGTAATGGTTGTACCCGTTATGAAATCAGTTGTTGCGGTTGTTTCAATTCTTCCATCACACTCAACAACGCAATTTGACTTCAAAATCAAAACGCTTTGGCATAGATACGTGCCGTTTGGAATTTTTAAAATGGCTTTGCTAGTGGAAGCATAATCAATCCCAGCCTGTATAGCCGCAGTATCATCAGTCGTGCCATCACCAACAGCACCAAAATCCTTGACGCTAATGCTTTCGCGTAGCTTGGCCTGTACTGTGGTATCTACTGCACCAGTACCAGCGGGAGTATATGTAACAAGATTGGAGACTGTTCCGTTTGTTGCAGATGTTGCTGTTGATACTGCACCAGATGAGGTAAAAGATAATAACTTCCCAGCACGATCAGCCGCCGCAGGTAGCTCCATCGAGATAGAGTCAGAGTCGGTAATAGGCTTACGGATAGACTGTGAGAATGATCGGTTAGTCTGCTCGCCTGCCAGCCATAGATTATCGAAGTCGCTGTTTACCTCAGAGGCAAGGAAGTCACCAGAGTTTGTATAGTTCTGGGTGCGAGCGTAGGGCATATCCCGATACAGGGTCAGAATGTCGCCTGCTGTAGCGCCAACGGTAAGGGTTACGTTACCCCCGCTATCATTGCCCACGTTCGACACAGTGTAATTAGTGCCCTCTGAGAGGGTAGTGCCGTTCTTCAATACGACAATATCGTCCTTGTCTACGATCTCGAACGTATACGCAAAGACCGTCTGACCAGAAGTCGCGGTATATTGGTTACGGCTTGTGTTGTCTGCTACTGTCATAAGTCTCCAACCTCTTCCTCTATTCTATCAAAGGCTTGACGAATAAACGTAAGATTTTGATAGGGGATAAGTCTCCGCAATGCGCGGGTGTCTGATTCATTCCATCCGTCTTCTGCCAGACCAGCGTTTGCCACCCTTAGAGACGTGTCCAAAAAGCTCCCGAATGTGGGGCCAAGTAAGTTTTCCGACATACTACGTGAGGCAAATCGTGCCGCCGGGATGTCTACACCCAACAACGGGCGCATTCCAAAGTTGTTGCTCGATAGCTTCTCAAGCGTGTTGTTGATCTCCATGATGCCGCCAAGCGCACCTGATCTATCAATGCCCTCAATCACTAGCTCAACAGGGTCTTCCGCAATCTCTCGCTTCGCATCCCATTGCTTGAACGAATAGGACATCATGCCCAAGGTAGTCAGCATCAATACGCCAGCCAGAGCATTGTGATCCTGAGCCTGTAGCGCCGCGATAGTCATGCGCTGAGTCGATGCGAACATGAACGAGCGGAACTGGAAGATAGTCTTGCCCAACTCAGTAGACATAAACAGGGGTTTTTCTTGGCCGGGGACTACGATCACGCGGTCAGACTCTTTACGAATTGCCGCGCCCCAAAGTCTTTCAAGCTCGGGTGAGTCCCAGTTGCGAGCATTGGAGAGCCATACGCCATCAACCTTGGTCGCGTGTTTCTTTAGCTCTGCCGCCATTGCCTGTGCGTTACCGGCATCAATACCCAAGCGAGCCAGACGCTTATCGACCTGACCTTTCAGCAGTCCATCAATGACGCTGTTCTGCATGGTTACGGCGTGAAGCTGCTTTACTCCAGTTGTCCAGTAGTCCATGAGGTTTACACGGCCAAAGTTATCAGTGGCATACTGGATGCCACGCTCAAACGCTGTGTTGGGCTGTGTGTAATCAGCCACGTCTGAAATGATCTGCGAGCGACCGCCCATCAACGCATCAACGCCAACGCCATAACGCTTTGCTTCTGCCGATGACACCTTGAACGAATTGATATTTCTAGCGAGCGGCAATAAGCCCTTCGAGAAAGTCTTGCCAATGCCCTCAGCCATGAAGATACGAGCCACATCGGGAACTGACGACGCTACGACGCCACCCATAAATCGCATATAGTTAAGGTTTCGAGATACACGACCAGCACGAACCCATACATTATCAGGGTCGGGTTGAGCATAGATGCCACGCATACGGTCACGCATTGCAGTAATATCGCGTATATCTGCATCAGCTTGGTTCTTTAGCTTGATGCGTTCTTTTTCAGTCTTAGCAGTACGTTGCTTTTCTGTATACCAATCCAATATTTCTTTCTTCTGAATGGTTAGGTCAAGATCACCAAACTCTCGCACTAGCTCCATGTCTGTTGCTGTGTTGCGTAGGTAGTAACGCCCTAAGTCTTCGATGTCGTTATCCAAAAACTCCTCAACCATGTTGTCGGGAATCTGGAATGTTCGAGATTTAAGCGGCCCACGCAATCCAACAGTGCCATTCAGATTGTTGTTTGCAGAGCCTTCGCCGATCTTCCAATCATAGGGGAGCCGACCATCTGGAGTGCCTTGGATGCGCTGTGCGATCTGCTCCGCAATGCGCTGATAATCCTCATCGGTTAAGTCTTTGGCCTCTTTACGCTCTGCCCGGTCGATGATTTCTTGTAATCGTGTACGCTCTGCGCCAGTAGCTTCAGCAATATCCGCCTCGGCTTTTGTCGCTTCATCGCGCAAACGGACATCTTCATCGCGCAACCACTTCGCAGTAGTGTCAATAAACTTGGGAAGGTTTGCTGATACCTTACCTTTATTCCAGCGTCGGTTCAGATAGCCAACAGCAGTGCCAACACTTACGTCTTCGGGTAGTAAGCCAAGCTCAACCAAGTCATTCTTGATCGGGTTGTATAGCTCTGTGCGCCAGCTATTTGCAGATTGCATAGCTTCGGGTATTGCAGATTCATCATTCCGCATTGCCCTTGCCACTTCCTCGTTGAATTGACGCTTACGCAGACGACCGCCGTTTTTTCGGTACTGTCTATAAATATCTAAATGATTTTGGAGTGCTGTCGCATACTTGCCGTCATGTATCTTGGCGCGTGACTCAACAGCCGTGACGATATCGCCATCCATCTTGATGGGATTCTCTGCCAATCGGTTAGAAACGATCCGGGTGAATGGGTTATCACTGGTTAGTGTGCGAGACAGCGGATCAAAGCCCAGAGTCTTGACCAAACCTTTTGCCGCCTTACCACTTACCTCAACATCTGCCACGCGCTGTGCCGCGCCCACGCTCTTTTCTTGTGGAGTCGCCCGGTACTCAGGGGACAAAACACTGTCATCGCCTGTCTTCACCTTTGGCTCAACATCCATTGAATCAACAATGCCGCCAATGGCAGACGCATCGAGTGAGTTAGCGAGAACCTTACCGCCTGCGCCCAGTACGCCACCTAGAAGCGCCGCCGCGCCTAAGTTGATCGCAGACTCGCCATAAGTACGGGTTAGCTGTGATTGGTGCAGAGCGGCCTCTATGACGGCTGTGGAGGCTGTTGCAACACTACCTGTAACGACTGCCGCATCAAGAATCGAGTTGCCCGCCTTATACGTCTTAGCAATCGCTCCGCCAATTGGTATCAGGTTAATAGGATCAGCGACAC